AGCGGGCTCGTCGCGCTGGGATCAGGCTTCGGCATAATACTACTCCTCCTCAGGTAAAGTCAAATGGCGATCCACGATGGCGCGGAACACCGACGCCATCTCCTCGAACGCTTGCCACTTCTGCCATAAGGCTTCCCGGAGTTCGGGAGTCGAGGTCTTGGCGCGGAAGGCCTTGAAGGCTTTTTCTTCCATGCGCTCTTGGACTTCGGTCCAGGCATCCGAGGCCATGAAGGCTTCGACCGCTTTGGCGCGGTGGAGGATTTGCTCGGGGGTCAGGTCAGCCATGATTGCATCCCGAGAAGGAGGACCAGTTCGTCATCGGACACCAAGGTCGAAGGCCCCACATGCACCAAGAACGTCTGGGGTGGGGTGGGAGGGACATTGAGCGCCGCGAGGGCGGTGAGAATATTCTCTTTGTCCCAATGGTCTGCGGGGCGTTTGGGCCAGGGCTTCGGATGACGACGCGGACGGCCACCCACGGCGGGGGTGGTCGTAACGGTGCCCGCTGGGCCCCAGCCAAAGAGGAACCATTTGAGGGTGACACTCACGCCACCGGCCCCGCGATGACGGGGACGCCGAGTTTATCCGCACACACCGCCGCAACCGTGGTCTGATCCCAGACCGGCTGGGCGAGCTGCCCCTTTTTCGCGGCAATCTCTTGGACCGTGGCCGGCTCACAGGGAATAGCCGCGCTGGCAAGCCCATTTGAGGCGACCACATTCACGGTGTATTCCGTGAACGGATCACTTGTCCCATAAGAGGTGAGGTAGAACCGCAAGAGGGCCACGGTCAGGCTCCGGTGAAATAGGAGACGTTGCCACGCCAAATCGTTTGGAGTTGGAGCGGGGCGACAATGGTGGTGGCCGTGTTCGCCACGGCTGACCGTAAGGGGCCGTGCGCCTGGTAGTCGATCACGCGGATGACCGTCCCCGCTGCGCTCGCCAGTTGCTCGGTATCCCACACGGGGTTGCCGGGAAGATTGGTCGAGGTGATGAGAATCCCCGCGCCGGCCGCGACGCCGATCACGCTGTATTTCTTGAACCACTGAATGGACGTGATGTAATGAAACAACCCCGCGCCCGCCGCGGGGAGCGTGATGGTCAGCGCGGTGTTGACGGCGGCCGTCCCCGTGACGTGGAGAATCGCCGCGCGTTGCTCGGCGACGGCGGGTAATTGGGATTGATCGCTCGCGAGGGCCACCGGCAACGACAGGGCCATCGTCTTTTGGCCGACTTGCGCGGCGGCGCCATCGGAGAGACGCACGAAGGCTGGTGTCCCGACTGGGGCATCGACGGTCAGCGAACCCGCATTATCCGACACCGGGATGACGCTTTGATCGGACGCGACGACGACGGGGAGACTCGCCGCCATCGCCTTCTGACCTTCCGTAATCGCGGCGGCGCCGACTTGATTGAGATTGACGCTCTGGTTTGCCGGTAACGCGACGGAATCCGGCGTCACCAGCAGCTTATTCGTCAGTGCGGGTTGGTCGGTCGCCAACACCACGCGGAGCGTCCCCGCGTCTTTAACCCCTGAATTGACGCTGGTGGCTGTCCCCGCCAGTTGGGCCGCATTCACCGATTGATTGGCGGGTAAGGCCACTGAGTCGGGCGTGACGAGGAGCTTTCCGGCCGCGGTAACTGCCGCGCGATTCGCCCCCGTCGTGGGATCGCCGAGACTGACAACTTCCCGCTTGACCGTTCCCGCTCCCGTTGTCACATCGACGGTATCGACCGAGGCCCCGGTACTATCGGGCGGCAGTTGGATCTTCGTGTCGGCCATCTTACTCCATCGTCACGTCGAGTTTACGGCCATCAGAGCCCCGCACGGTCATCTTCCGCTTCTTGGGCGGCTTGTCCCCGTTCGGGGCGGGGGGCATGGCCGCGATTCTCTCGTCACTCGCGATCTGCTCGCGCGCGATCTGCGCTTCGAGTTCCTTAATCGCGATGTTCGTCGGGTACTTGGCCTGCAACTCCGCGGCCCGGAGCGCGATATCCGCCTCCACCTTGTCCCGCTCGCGGTCGTCGGTCAGGTGCATCCCTTCGCGTTCCAAGGCGAGCTCCGCGTCTTTGGTGGCGAGTTGCGCTTTGAGATTCGCCATCTCTTGCGCCGCCGAAATCTGGGCGATCTGGAAATCCGCCTGCTGTTTGGCGAGCGAGGCTTGGGCTTTCTGCATCTCCGCTTGGGCGAGGACCATGTTCGGGTCCGGCTGCGGCGGTTGGGGGGGCGGTTGCCAATCCAAGGGGACGGCCGAGAAAAACTTCGTGGTATCCCGGAAGCCTTGCAGCTCGAGGAGCGTGGCGTAGGTGTGGCGGAGTTGGCCGATGCCACAGAGGGGATTCGACGGGCCTAAGGTCTGGAGGATCTGCTCTTGCTTCGCGGCGGTCGCGACCAAGACCCCGAGTTTTTCCTGCGTGCCCAAGGCGACGTTGACCGAGACATCCATTTCGGCGTCCCAGGCTTTGGGATCGACGGAGACGTACTGATTCCTGAGCCGGACCAAGCGGGCTTTGGGATTGTGCTCGACCAAGAGGCCCAAGAGCCCCTTAAAGAGTTGTTTCATGCCCGTGCCCGCGAAGATGCGGGCGATCAATTCCAGTTGTTCGGAGGCGGCTTGGACGGTCGCCTTGACCCCGACCTCCGGCGTACTCTGCAAGGCATCGGGATCGAGCGTGGCGGGCATCGGCCCGACCCGCTGCTGCTTGACGGAATCCAGATACCCGAGCAGGGGGAGCAATTCCGCCCCGACGAACTCGTGCTTGAACTCCATGATGACCGTGCCGGGGGGTTGCTGGGTGCGGATGTTCCGGTTTGGCGCGGTCGAGGCCAAGTCTTGGGCGTTGACCTCGCCTTCCATGTAGATGGTATCGGGGTCGATGGCTTTCGCCGCTGAATCGTTGATGGCGCGGAGGATCATGCTCTTGATTTTCTGCAAATCCCCCACGCGGTCCTTGATACTCTGCCCGATCAAGACATGGGGCTCGGGGTCGGGGCAGAAAAAGGCAAACGGACGCTCCGGGACGGGCTCGGGGTCCCCGACCAAGTGCAATCCCGACCCGAGACAGCGACACCGCACCAATTCGGCTTCGCCGTCGCCGTCGATATCCAAATACGGGTAGGCTTCGATCCACAAACTCAGTTCCGCGGCCTCATCGGTCGCGGGTTGGGTGGTGACGATCCCCCGGCGGGCGACTTCTTCGATGGATTGGTTGATATCCCCCGCGCCGCCGCCGTATTCATCGATTTCCTTGGCGGGAACGCCCATCGCGATCAACTCGCCGCGGGTTTTCTTGGTGCGGTGGGCGATGAGCGAGGCGTCTTCACGATTGCGGGCGTCCCGGCTAATGAGGATTTCTTCCGGGGGGGCGCAGGCGATCTTGGCCACGCCTTCGCGGCGCCATTGTTTATAGGTCACGTCGCGGAAGATGACGCCTTGGTCGGGGATCTCCGTGACCTTGGTGACTTCGATATCCGGGTCCGCAAGGAGCTGCTCGAATTGCAGGACATCCAGGCGGGTGCCAGTGTAGGTTTTGTAGGTCGAGCGGTCTTCCCACCAGTATTTGATGGTCCCGAGCTTCCGGACCAGGGCGTCTTTCCACGCGCTGAACAGTTCGAGGAAGCCGTTGTTGTCCTGATCCAAGACGACTTCGTTCACGAACTCCGTGGCTTGGTCGGCCAAGTCCACGGCGCGCTGGATGTCTTCCGCGGACTTCGGGCGGGGTTGGTATTCGACCACATGGCCCGAGGTGGGGAAGAACATCCGCACCAGACTGGGCAGCATGGCCAAGACGGTATCCCGGAGGTCGGTCAAGACGATCTGGGAGCGGCCGGGGATTTCTTTGCCGAAGGGCTGGCCTTGATAGTAGCGGGTGGCTTCCGCGCGCTCGGGGGAGAGGGTCCCATCGACGTAGGTCACCGCGTCATCCACGAGGGCTTTGACGGCGTACTGAATCTCGGCGGAAGTGATTTTCTCAGGCATCGCCGTCTCGCAGTTTGTCGGTCGCACGATCTTCCCGCACTTGGCGCCGTACCTCCGGGGAGGACCGGGAGATCGCCACCACTTGCCCGAGTTTGACGGTCACAGGTTCTCCGTAGCAGTCGGTCGTCTCAAAAAACGCCACGCCGTTTTTCCACGCATCCCGCAGGACCGCATAGCAATCCGGGTGGAGTTGGAAAGCGTCGGGGTCTTCTTTCATCCAGATGCTCGTGCATCCAATCTCATCGGCTTTCACGGGGTCACCATGTCGGGGCCAGTTGCCTGGTGATGGGTTTCCCGCCATTCGTGTCCCGTCCGTGCGCGAGCCGAATGGCATCGACGGCGAAGGTCAGGATAAAGGCGTCGGCCAAGTCGGGGGAATGGCTCGCATCTTTGGGCGTGGCCCGGATACGGCCCTTGCCGCCTTTGAAGTCATAATGCTCCCCGGTGATCTCCTTCATGAACGGATTGTCCACGGAGGCGCGGGCGTAGGTTGCTGGAATCTTGCAGTTCCGCTGCGAGAACCAGTCACGGGCTTTGAACCATAGTTCCGTCCGCAGGTCTTTGTAGCGTTCGGCATTCATCAGGGCGGGGACTTCCTGGACGTTGATGCCCCGTGCCGGGAGGCCAATTGCTTTGAGGGAATCGCAGACGCCGCCCCCCAAGCCGATTTCATCCACACAGATACAGACGGGGCGCAGCCAGTCGGGAGTCTCATCCCACTCCAGTTTCACGCGGGCGGCCAGTTCCACGGTATCGAGCTTGGCCCACCAGCGAATCGGTTCCAAGAGCTGTCGGGTTTGGCGCTTCGCCAAGGCCGAGCGGTTCGAGCCGAAGCGTGCGCAGTCCAAGCCCCAGACAACCGGCTCGGTTCGGTGTACCGTCACGTCACGTTCCAGGGCCGGCGCCACCAAGTCGAAGGGGATAATGACATCATCTTCCGAGACCGGAAACTCGCCTTCAATGCGGATGCGGTAGGCATTGGAGTTCGCGCCCCACTCCGCAATGATCCCCTGGGTATAGATATCCGTGTCGAGGTTGGGACGGACTTCGCTCCGGGGGACGTGGCGCGTCCACCAGAGGTGGGCCAAATCGGTATGCGCCCGCCAGAAAAACCCTTCCCGCGATAGGGGGTTGCCGGTGAGAATCGCCATTGGATGGGGGCCGGTGAGGGAACTTTGCGCCGCTTGCCAGACGGTATCCGGCACGTCGGAGGCTTCATCAATCAGGACGAGTTCCCATTCCGAGTGCAATCCCTGCAACGCGCCTGGTTGTTCGGCCCGCGCGGTTTTGATCGACAGGAAGCTTTCCGATCGCGCCGCGATCAATTCCGCCGACGCCGCTTTGACATCCACCAGCTTTTGGAGGATCGTCGGCAACCGTTTCCCCCAAGTCTGGTACTCCGCCCAGAGGGCATCAAAGAGCTGCTTCTCCGAAGGCGCCGTCACGCCGGTCTTTTGCGGGAACCGGCACAGGATACGATGCCAGAGCACCCAGGCAAGGACGGTGGTTTTCCCGACCCCATGCCCCGACCGAATGGCGATCCACGGCTCGCCCCGGTCGTAAGCCGCTAAGACATCGCGTTGCCAGGGGTAGATATCCTTGCCGTCGGCCAGTTCCTCGGCATTGGGGAAGTTCAAGACCTCGCGGACGAACAGCTCCGCGTGATCCTCGTACCGATACCGGAACTCCAGGAACGGGTTCTCCGTCATTGGTGTGTCACTTCGACACAGGCTTGCGGCTTACCCCACCACTCCCAATATTGGACCTCGGCGCAATCTCTAGCGCCCCGGCTATCGCTGCCCCCCAAGGAAAGCGTACCCCGAGAGAAGACCTGCCGCGACAGGTGCCCCAGCCTACGCGGGGCTTCCAAATCCCCGGAAATGGCCCGGAGAGCGCTCACCTGAAAAAAAACGCATAGCGGGTCGATCGACCGTCCTTTGACTTCAAGATCCAAAGTCAACTGCGGCT